ACCTGTCCTTGTTCCTTGCGCTTGTCGTGGTCATACCAGTCTTTACGCTTTTTCACCAAGATCGCCTTCATACCCTGGCGATCCACTGGCCGTTCGAGAACCGTTCCGGTTCCCTTGTCCTTCGAGCCCATTTCCTCGGTGCTCACGACATCCCAGTCATCTTCGACTGTCATGCTATGGACGCGGCCATGATTGTTGTCGTTGATCCAACGATAGACATAGTTCGGGTCTTTCTCTCCGATTACGGCTAAGGGATCGCGACGTGCCCCGTGGTTTTCACGTCGGCGGCGTTCCGTTCTCTCTTCTTCCTTGCGAGACGGCCTGCCACGGCCACGGGATTCGAGTTCGATTTGGTCGCTCATTTATGCGTCCCCCTGCTCGAAATAGCTCCGAGCGTATTCATCCAGGTTCTTGAATAGGCCATCACTGACAAACTCCTGGCCCTGCTTGCGTGCCTCCGGCGGCAGTTGTGCTGCACCGCGTGTGCTTTGCCTGACAGCGGCGCCACGGGACGCGGAACCTTCCACCGATGGCATTGATGGGCGTTGCGGCTGCGATGATCCGCCGAACTTGTCGGGGTAAATCGCGCGCATCCGCTGTGCGGTCTGTTTCAGCACGTCAGCCATCGGCATTGTCGGGTTTGCGCCGCCGATCGCTTGCGAAACACTCACCGCCATATTGTGCATCTCGCGGTTTGTCTCGAACCATGGGTTTTCATTTACCCATGTCTGAACCTCCGGCATCTCGTAGACGTTTGCCGGCGCCTGCTGCGGCTGCTGTTGCGCGAAATCTTGCGCCGCCTGGCTGTCAAACTGGCTGAGATGCTGGCGCTCCTGCATTTCCAGATTGCGGAACTGGTCAACATCGCCGAACTCAACGGCCTGCTCTTTCAAGCGGCCGTATTCCTGCGCCAGTTGCTCACGCTCACGCTGCACGGCACGTTGAACCGCCATTCGGTTCATGCGCTCCATATTCGCGATCGTGCTAGCGGTCTGCTCGAGCTTCTGATTGAGTTCCGTCACCCGGCTTTCAAGGTGCCGGTTGCGCTCGCGAACGACGGGAAGCTCCTGCTCGCCACGCTTGACGAAGGCTTCGGCATCAACCCATCGATCCGGGTCGCCGTTGTATTCTTCCTTGGGGCGCCAGCCTTGTGCACGGGCGCGTTCTTCCGTTGAAAGTTGCGGTTCGCCGCTCTCGGTGGGCTGTCCGCCTTCATCCTCGACAACCGGCAAAGCATCAACGCCCTCAACGGTTTCCGGCTCTTCGTGTTCCTGAAATTCCTGTTCCATTATTCGGCCCTCACTGCAAGGATGTCCTTGTCATTGAGAAGCACGTAATTCACGCCGTCGTTGCCCTTGACGTTCTTTCCGGCGTAGCGCGGGAAAATGCACATAGAACCGGGCTCGACTTCGGGCAATCCGATATCCTTGAATGCAGCCGGAGACGCATCGATCAGATGGCCTTCGTCGGCTGCGTGTTCGTCGCGTTCTTTCGTGATTTCCGGGATGTAGACACCGCCGGCCGTCCGATCCTTGACTTCAATCTTGCGCACAAGCACTTGGTTCTGCTTGCACGTGAGGCCGGACGTGTTGAGATGCGTGACGGGCAAGGCCGCCGCCTTAGTTACTGTCTGCATTTAGCTGTACCTCGATATCTATTGCATCGGCTACCAGCAATTCACGAAAGGCGTTTGCTCGCCCCTTGTGGTAGGCCAATTTTAAAGGATCAGGGTTTTCTCGATCCCACGACAACGCAAGCCACTCTTCCTTCTCTTCTGATTCAAGCTTAACAAGCACCCGAAACACTGCCTCTGTTACGGGATTTGCAAGCCACTCTTCATAGGTCTCTTGTGTCAGCCTCATTGCGGCTCACCCGGCATCATCGGCATGGTTTCAGGCCCCGGCTGACCTTGCTGCATAGCCATCTGTTCGGCTTCCATTTGCGCCAGCATTTCAGGGTCCATCATTTCAGGCGGCATCTGCCCGCCCGGCATAGCTTCCGGTGGCATGCCCTCTGGCCCCATCTCTTGCGGCATCATCGGCTCTGGCAGCATGTTGGGCTGCTCTTCCGCCGTTTGCGGCTGACCATCAACCAACTCAGGCGGCTGCATCGCCTCAATTGCAGCGCCGACTGTTTTTGCCTCAGCCTCTGCCAGCGTTTTCTTAACCTCTGCCGCCAGCTTGTCGTTCTCGATGGCGGCACGTTCAAGCTGTGCCTCCTCTATCGGGTTCGGACCTTCAGGCGGCGGCTTCAGAACCTCATCAATGCGTTCGATCGCAGCCGCTTCAAGCGCCCGCTTCGTCGCCTCGAAGCCATCGATGAATGGATTGCCCTTTCCGACCTGTTCCAGCAAGAACTGCGCCCGCACCATCTTCTGCATATCGGTGATGACGTTCGGATCGGCGCTTGGCAGAACGTTCAGATCGTCGGCGTAGTCCTGCGGCGCGACGGCTCCTTCCTCATCCAGGAACGCGAAATATTTTTCCTCGCTCAGATAGTCCCGGTTGCACGCATAGATCAGTTTGAACTCCTGCGTGAGAGACCGATAAATCCGTTTGAAGATCGCCGAGAACACCTTGAGGCCCTGCTCAATCAGAGCCATCGTGGTTGTCGCCGTCATCGTCTTTTCGTTGTCGCCGGTCAGCACATCCTTAATTGCTGCGATGTCCTTGCCAGCATCGATCATCAGACCGAGCAGATTGAACAGCACCTGAGACGGCCCCGGATGCTGGAAATCATAGATTGCGTTCTTGATGTCCGAACCAGCCGCCTCAACCGTCTGATACTCGCCCGGCCGGCGCGTAATCTTGCTCTTGCCCATCTTGAGGCCGCCACCGATCAGACCGCCGCCTGCGTTCTGGAGCGTGCCAGCATCCATCATTTGATTTATGGTGGTGTCTACGATATCCGACGTGCTCTCTAGCAGTTTGCCGAAGCCGATGTCATAGAAACCACCATCAGGATCAGGGATGAAAGGTATTTTCACAAAGTAGTTCTTGCGGGGGATTGATACGATTTCCTGATCGTTGGCCTTGATTTTCTTCGGATCAAAGTTTGGCGTCATGCGCACAACCGTTTCAGTGCCCTCGTGCACCGTGATCACCCAAGGCTCTGCCAGGCCGTCGCCGTCGCTATCCCAAAAGCGATGCTGCTCCAGGAACGTTTGCGGCGCCTCCTCGTCTTCCCCGCCTTCGTCGTTGGTCTTGAAATCGATGTCCACATTGCGGAAGCGGCCAGACCGACGGCGTTCCTCGACTTCATATGGATAGAGCGTGATCACGTGCGTAATGCGCGGCACCGTGTCGAGATGCTTGGCCTTTTGGTTCACCACCAAATCCATCGCACTCACGAGATCAGAACAGAAGCCCGCGTCCGATAACTCCGAGTGATAGACCTTGCGGAACGCGCAGCCGACGACCGGGATTTGATGCAGCAGCGTGTCTAGGTCTTCTTCCCACTCTGGCAGTTCCTGCGTGAGCTGATAGCTCATGTGCTGCGATACGCGATCTGCGCGGGCTGCTTTCTGGCCGCCATCGTCCTTGCCGGCTATTTTCACCTTGACGATGCGAGGCCCACCCATGATGGCCGGATAGGCGCGGGCCGCGAATTGCAGCGCAACCGTCGTCAGCATCGGATATTTGACGTTCGAAGCGCCGGGCCACGGCCAAGACTTACCTTCTTTGACCTGCCGCGCCATCTTCATTGCGCGTTCTGCGGTTGATTCCCACTCCGAGCGGCTGTCTTTATCTACGCGATATTCCTGGACGACTTTGCCACCAAGCGTGGCCATTTCTTCGTCGCTGAAATAGTCGGTTACATTGCCTTCTTCGGCGAAGTTCTGGAGCTGTTGCACCAGATCGATGACGCCCGGCTTTTGTGGTGCGGCTTCGGCTTCCTCTGGTTCGAGGTCGAAGCCCGCAACGTCTGTCATTATCGGCTATTTTCCAATTGAATTCCGTTCGATTTTAGCCTAGAGCTAATGAAACTGCCCGAAGGAGTTAGCCCATGACTGGACGAGACATCTACATGCTGGCAGAAAACTGCGCCGAAAGCCCATTCATCAACATATCTCGCAAAGCATTTGCCGAGTGCCTTGGTATTCATCACGTCACTCTCAGCAAATACGGCGGTGAAAACGCCAAGAAACCCGTTTCCGGCCCACTGGCTCAACTGGCCACGCTGATCCAACAGAGACCAGAGATTCTTTTTGTCTTGCGGAACGATATCTAGTACCCCGTCGAAACGTTGCCGCTGCTACCCTGATCCCCATCCTCGCCCCATGCATCCATAATGAGGTCCATGTTGACCGCGAACGTCAGCGCTGCGGCGTCTCCAATGTCTGGCGAATGGTTAAGGCGTTCTTTGATGTGGTCCTTGCTTTCAAGCACAAGCTGGCCGGATGAGTTGAAATGCGTCGCGCCCTTCTCACGGACCGGCGATGTCAGATCAGCTTGAAACATATCATCGTCAGGAACTTGAACGCCGGCCGGGTCTTCTAGCCACTGCCGCATTAAGTCCCACATCTCAGCGCGCCGGTTAGAATACGCCTCGCGATTGTAAGCGCGGCTTGCAAAGTTCACGCCCTCGACGTATTGCCCCATGGTTTCGCGGAGTCGGTCGTAGACACCAGAACCCAGCCCAGTGATGTCTACAACGATCTTGGCCAGCCCCAACGGAATGAGCTGCCGCGCGATCCTTTGCACCTCGCCGGCCACGGCCATCGTATCGTCCCGATCAATCAGCAGCGCGACATGGCCACCGATCCGCCTGCCCTGTCTGTCGATGATCCCCGTCTTATCACCACCGCCACGCGCCGGATCAACGCCAAGTATGATCGGCCCATACGGCACATCCACATTGTTTTTGCGCGCCCTAAGCACGCTGATTGCAGGAATGAAGCTCGTGCCCGACGTCTGGAAAGCCTCTTCGGCGTTGGCCGGGTACTCCTGGCGAAACTTCCAGTTGATCTCATCAGGCCCGCCGCCGGCCATGACGCTAAGATCGCGGTTTTTGAGGAATGCCCAGTAGGTCTGCCGATCATCGAGGCCATAAATCTCCTGATATTCCTTGAATTCATCAGGCGGCGCCCAACCATCTGGCGGGTCTGTCTCGTATTCCTCATGCCAGAACCAAGGGATGAAGATCGCTTCAAACTCACTGTCTCCGCGCTCTGCTGCTTTCCAAAGCCCATGGAATGCGTTGCCAATGCCGTTGGCGGTGCTCTCTCTTATGTCCTCTGTGCCTGGCGCGTTGGCGATAGCTTGGCCAATGCCGGCGCTATGTTCATCCGCGTTCGGCCAGAAAGCCATTTCCGACCCGTGGAACATCTGAATTGTTTCAGACCGGCCCACGTCCTTTGATCCTGCTGTGCTGACTTTGTAGCCTGATCCCAGACCGTTGAACACCAGCTCGCGTGCGTTCGAAGCGCTTGTCATAGGCTTAACCAGATTGGGGCAGTTCTCGTGGTAGCGCTTGGCGATGCCGAACAGGTTGGATGTGGCGTCCTCCAAGTGCGTG